GGCGGCGTTCCCTTCTCGGCCACTTTCACGTCACCCTAGGTGACAATTCCGAGGTCTGACCACTCCAGGCGAGGTGACCCTCTGTGAAGGTTTCCTGCAGGGAGTGCGGCAAGCTGTTCGAGGCCCAGCGACGTGCGGCGGTGTTCTGCGGCACAACCTGTCGCAAGCGGTCGTCGGTCAGGGACATCGCGGCCCGCGAAAACGGCGATCCGGCCCCCGTTACCCCGATTTCAGCCCCGGATGAGCCGAAATCAGCGTCAGAACCCGAGCTCGTTGCGCAGACACGGCGCGCCCTCGAGGAAGCCGACGCGGTGGCGTCGGTGCACGGCCAGATTGCGCTGACCTTGGCGAAGAAACTGGCCCTGGCGGTCGACACGGGCTCGGCGATGGCGTCGCTGGCCCGGCAACTGTCGGCGGCGATGGGTGAGGCGCTGGCGAACGGCACGCAGCAGGACGACGCCCTGGACGAGCTGGCGAAGTGGCGCGACAAGAAGGCTTCCGGTGCCTGAGCTGGTCCGGCCGGCGTTCATGAACGTGCCGCCGCGGGTCGGTTCGTACGGCGAGGGCGCCGCACAGCTCATGGAGGTCGCCGGCCGGCCCCTGGACGCCGAGCAGAAGCTGGCGGTCGACGCGATCCTGTCGTTCCGTGAGGGCGGCCGGTGGGCGGCCCTGGAGTCGGTGGTCATCGAGGCCCGGCAGAACGGCAAGACCGGCGGTGTTCTGCTGCCGGTGGTGCTCTGGGACCTGTTCATGATGCCGCCGGACCGGATTGTGTGGACGGCGCACCTGTTCAAGACCTCGCGGGACGCGTTCAACGACGTGATCCAGATGATCGAGGCGTCGTCAACGCTGTCGAAGCGGGTCAAGAGCATCACGCTCGGCAAGGGCACCGAGTCCGTCGAGCTGCACAACGGCGCCACCTTGGAGTTCCTGGCCCGTAGCGTCGGCGGCGGTCGTGGCCTGGGCGGTAAGCGCATCGTCATGGACGAGGCGCTGTTCCTGTCGGCGGGCTCCATGGGTGCGCTGATGCCGACGCTGTCGGCGCGGTCAATGACCGGCAACCCGGCGATCATGTACGGCTCGAGCGCCGGGGTGCTCGGCTCCGACCACCTGCGTACCCTGCGGGACCGCGGCCGTAAGGGCGGCGACCCGTCGCTGGTGTACCTGGAGTGGTGCGCGCCGGGGTCGTGGGATCAGCCGGGCTGCGATTTGGGCCCGGAGTGCCCGCACACGCCCGACACTGATGGCTGTGTCCTGGATGACGAGTCGCTGTGGCTGCTGGCGAACCACGCGTTGGGCCGGCGCATCAGCTACGACTACGTGCGCGCTGAGCGGCGGGCGCTGCCGCCGGAGGAGTTCGGCCGGGAGCGCTACGGCTGGTTCACCGACCCGGCGGGCGTCGGGGGTGTCCCGCTCGAGCAGTGGAAGGCGTGCGTCGACGAGGAGTCGAAGCCGTCGTCGCGCCCCGTGTTCATGATCGACGCGTCGCCGGGGCTGCGGTCGGTGGCGATCGTCGCCGCGATGTACCGCCCGGACGGCTTCCCGCACCTCGAGGTCGTCGCGCACGGTGTCGGCTCGGACTGGGCGGCCCCGCGGGCGGCTCAGCTGCAGCGTCACAAGCCGCTGGACTGGGTCATTGACCCGGGCGGGCCGGCCGGCGCGTTGCTGCCGGATCTGCAGGCGCACGGGATCGAGCCGCGGCAGATGTCGACCCGCGACCTGGGTCAGGCGTGTGAGGCGTTCGCGGCCGCCGTGAACGACAAGGGTGTCCGGCATCTGGACGACCCGGCACTGAACCGCGCGGTTGCCTCCGCCGGCCGCCGCGAGATCGGTGACGGCCTGTGGGCGTGGTCGCGACGCAAGTCGGAGTCCGACATCAGCCCCCTGGTCGCCGCGACCGGTGCGTACTGGGGTCTGTCGGTATCGCCGCCGCCGAAGCCGCCGCCGGCGAAGGCCCAGGTCGAAAGCCCCGGCCGGGCGAACAGTTCCGATTCCAACCCGTTCGCCTTCGCGGGGTTCTGAGTGACGGAGGGACATCGCCGTGGTTGCCGCCCCAGTGAACGAGATCGGCTATGCGACCTCCGGATCTTCGTTCTGGACGTACGACGACGCGGAGACCACGCCGGAGCTGCAGTGGCCGCAGTCGGTGGCGGTGTACGACCAGATGCGGCGCCAGGACGCGCAGGTGGCGTCGGTGCTGCGCGCGGTGACCCTGCCGGTGCGGCGTACCCCGTGGCGTATCGACCCGGCCGGGTCGAAGGCACGGGTGGCGCAGTTCGTCGCGGAGAACCTGGGCTTGCCCGTGGTGGGCAAGGAGCCGAAGGCGGCTCTGCGCACGCGGGACCGGTTCTCGTGGCAGGAGCATCTGAAGGATGCCCTGCTCATGCTGCCGTTCGGGCACATGTACTTCGAGCAGGTGTACCGCCCTGATCCGGGCGGCGACCGGGCCCGGCTGCGGAAGCTGGCGCCGCGGATGCCCCGCACGATCGAGGAGATCAAGGTTGCCGACGACGGCGGCCTCGTCTCGATCACCCAGTACTCGAGCAAGACGGACCGGCCCCAGCGCCCCATCCCCGTCGACCGACTCGTCGCCTACATCCACGACAAGGAGGGCGGCAACTGGCTGGGGTTCTCCCTGCTGCGCCCCGCCTACAAGCACTGGCTGATCAAGGACCGGTTGCTGCGCGTCGACGCGCAGACGATCGAGCGCAACGGCATGGGCGTCCCCCTGTACATCGGTGCGGAGGATGAGCAGGACCTGGGCACCGGTCTGGCCATGGCCAAGGCGTGGCGTGCGGGTGAGTCGGCCGGCTCGGCCATTCCGTTCGGCGCGAACATGGTCCTCCGTGGCGTCGAGGGCGCCCTGCCGCAGGCGTTGCCGTCGATCCGGTACCACGACGAGCAGATCGGCCGCGCCGTCCTGGCGCACTTCTTGAACCTGGGCACCCAGACGGGCAGCTGGGCGCTCGGCACCACCTTCGCCGACTTCTTCGTCCTGTCGCTGCAGACCCTGGCCCAGCAGATCGCGGACACGGCGACGCAGCACATCGTCGAGGACCTGGTTGACATCAACTTCGGGCCGACCGAGCCGGCCCCGCGGGTCGTGTTCGACGAGATCGGCTCCCGGCAGGCGGCGACGGCGCAGGCGTTGAAGGCGCTGGTCGACGCCGGGCTGATCACCGCCGATGACGTGCTGAAGGAGACGGTGCGGCAGCAGTACGGTCTGCCGCCGGTCGACGCCGCCACCACCGTGAAGCCACCCACACCCGCCACGCAGCCGACGCTGCCCGGCCTTGATCCGAATGGAGGCAGCGATGCCTGACCTTCTCGGTGTTGAACTGGCCCGTCCCGGCGTCTGGCACCTGTCGTCCGGGCCGCGGGAGTTCACGCCGCAGATGCTGCGCGACGCCGCCGACTTCTACGCCGCCTCGGGTGGTGAGCGCATCGCCCTGGGCTTCGGTCACCAGGACCGCCGTTTCGACGGCGACCCGGCGTTCGGCTGGGTGTCGAACGTCCGCTACGCCGAGGACGACCACGGCCCGGTCCTGTTGGGCGACCTCGTCGACCTCGACGACTGGGTGGCCGCGGCGGCGCCGAAGCGGTGGCCGAAACGCTCGATCGAGGGCGTCGCCGGCATCACCTTCAAGGGCCGTGAGTACGCCCTCGCTCTGACCCGTCTCGCGCTGCTCGGCTCGACCCCGCCGGGGATTCCGGTGCTGAAGTCGCTGTCCGACGTGCGCCAACTGGTGTCCGCTGCCGCTGCCGGGTCCGGCGCGGAGTGGATCGCCGCCAGTGCCGAAGTGTCCCCTCCGGGGGTCGAACCACCGTCATCAACGGAAGGAGCCGGGATGTCCCTGGCCAAGTATCGAGAGGTTCTGGCCGGACTCCCGGACGGTGCCTCCGAGGATGAGGTCAAGACGGCGCTCGCGTCGGCTGGCCTGTCCGCGACCCAGCCGGAGCCCGCCCCGGCTCCGACTCCCGCCCCCACCCCGGAGCCGGCCCCGGCGCCGGAGCCGCAGCCGGTCTCGGCCGCTCTCGGCACGCCGGGTGTGGTGACGATCGCCGCGTCGGTGTGGGAGGAGACCCAGAACACCATCAAGCGCCTGGCGGCGCACGTCGACCAGGCCAAGCGCGACGAGGCCGAGAAGGTCATCGCGTCGGCGGTCGAGGCGGGCAAGTTCACGCCCGCGCAGAAGCCGCACTTCACGAAGCTGTGGCAGGCCGACCCGGAGGGCACCAAGGCGCTGATCGAGGGGCTCACCCCGAACTCGGCGCTGGCGATCGCCGCGTCCGGCTACGCCGACCTCGACGACAAGGAATTCGACCGCGAGTTCTCGGGTCTGTTCCCGCCCGGCTCCATGACGAAGGGGGCCTGAGCCATGGCCGACTATCAGCCGATCGTGTCCGGCGGCGCCAAGCCCTGGACCGCCACAACCTCCGGGTCCGTCACCGGCGGGCGCGTGCTCGTCGAGTCCGGCAGCGGCACCGTGGCGATGGCCGGCGCCGACGCCGCCGACGTCGTGGGTGTGGCCGCGTTCGACGCCGGCTCCGGCGCCAAGGTCACCGTGTGGCCGCTCGACGGTGTCGTCCACGAGCTCGAGGCGTCCGGCGCCCTGGCCACCGGTGCGGGTGTCGTCACCGACGCCAACGGCCAGGTCAAGACCGCCGTCATCGCCACCGCCGCCGCGGCGGGCACGCTGATCGGCACCGCCATCACCACCGCCTCTGGATCGCCGCTGAAGCTGCGCGTCCAGGGTCGCCGGTAACCCGAGAGGAGTAAGCAGTGCCAACTACCTATCCGGCTGCTGCGCCCACCATCTCGGGCGACACGCTGTCGATCAGCCGCTTCCTGCAGAACCCGACGAACATCCAGCGGGTCCTGCGCACGTTCCGCAACCTGCGGTTCGTCTCCGACCAGATCCTCACCCAGCGGTTCCGTTCCAACGGCGGCGCCGTGCTGTACGAGCAGTCCGAGGCGTTCGTCTCGGACCGCACCGTCGAGGCCGTCGCACCCGGCTCGGAGTACCCGTTCGCGTCGCTGCCGACCGGCACCGCCGCGATCGCCGCGATCGTCAAGTGGGGTCAGAAGACCCGGCTGACCGACGAGGAGATCGCCCGCAGCGCGTTCGGTGGCCAGGCCATCGCCCGCAGCATGCAGAAGGTCGTCAACTCGATCATCCGGCAGGTCGACGCGGTGTCGATGTCGGCGATCCAGTCCGCCGCGGCGGACACCGCCACCACCGGCATCTGGGACTCGGCGACACCCGCGACCCGGCAGCCGCTGGCAGACATCCTGCTCGCCGTGCAGCGCATCGAGGACCGCAACCAGGGTTTCCGCCCGGACACCCTGGTCGTGTCGCCGAAGGCGTACACGTACCTGATGCTGAACGACACCATCGCGACGCTGCGCCGGCGCGAGGCCACCGACAATCCGGTCTACACCGGCATGATCGAGACCGTCGCCGGTCTGACCGTGCTGAAGACCCCGTCGCTGACCACGACCGCGCTGGTGCTGGACTCGCAGCAGGTCGGCGGCATGGCCGACGAGGTCGACGGGGCGCCCGGCTACACGGTCGCGGACCTCGCGGTGCAGATCAAGTCGATCCGTCAGGAAGACCTGGACGCCTGGGACCTGCAGGGCCGCCGCAAGACGGTCCCGATCGTGCAGGAGTCCGGCGCCGTCGAAGAGATCACGGGAGTGGTGAGCTGATGGGCTACGTGGTGACGGCGCCGTACATCACGGTGCGGGCGAAGGACGACCTCGGTTCGGACGTCCTCGTCGGCTTCTACCAGGGCGGCGTGCTGCCCGAGGGCGTCAACGAAGACGACCTGGACAAGCACGTCCGCAAGGGCATGGTCGCCGAGCAGGGCACCCCGGAGGCCGACGCGGCGACGCCGTTCGGTGACCGGGTCCAGTTCGACGACAACAGCAACCCGATGACGCCGCAGCAGGTCGCCGACCGCGACAAGGCCCGCGCCGAGCGGACCGCGACCAAGGCCGACGCCCCGAAGCCGGCCCCCCGGCCGGCGGCGCGCACGGCGAAGGACTGATCCGTCGTGGCCGACCTGTTCACCATCCCGGAGCTCGCCAGCTACATGCAGCAGAGCCTGGACACGGCGACCG